AGAAACGCAATTTTAAACACTAAAAATTAATAACAATGGCATTTGATGTATCAGCATTAGCCGCATATACTGAACAAAACGCAGCACTTTTAGTGACTTCTTCAGTATTAGGCGCAAAGACTGCAAACTTGATTAAGAGTGCAGGCAACGTTATGGTTGGCGTAAAAAGCGCAGAAACTATTAACATTATGGACACAGACGCAATCTTCCAATCAGGGGGTTCTTGCGGATTTACTGCGTCAGGTTCAACTACATTCACACAAAGAACTGTGACTGTTGGTAAAATTAAAGTAAACGAAGCTTTATGTCCTAAGGATTTAGAAGCTAAGTATTTACAAAAAGCTTTACCAACCGGTTCAATGTATGATTCAATCCCTTTTGAGCAAGAATTCGCAGACAAGAAAGCGAAAACTATTGCTGCTCAATTAGAAACTGCAATTTGGCAAGGCGACACTTCAAGTGTTAACGTAAACTTGAACAAATTTGACGGTTTAGTAAAATTAATCGGCGCTGCTTCAGGTGTTGTTGCTGCTAACACTTCAACTTACATTTCAGGCGCACCTTTGAGTTCAATTACTGCTGCTAACGTAATCAGCATTTTTGACGGTGTTTACCAAGCTATCCCTGCAAAAGTTGTTGCTGCTGACGATATGACTATCTTCTGCGGTCAAGACTTATTCAGAACTTACACAGTAGCTTTAAAGAACGCAAACAGTTTCCATTATTCAGTTGACGCGAAAGCTGACGGCGAATTCGTATTGCCGGGGACTATGATTAAAGTAATTGCAGTTGCAGGTTTAAACGGTACTAACAAAGTTTATGCTGCACGTTTAAGCAACTTATTTATCGGTACAGACTTATTGAACGAAGAAGAAAAATTTGAAATCTTCTACGCAAAAGAAGCTGACCAAGTTCGTTTCGTTTCTGAATTCAAAATGGGTGTGAATATTGCATTCCCTGACGAAGTTGTAAGATTCGTATTAGCTTAATTAATAGGGGGGTGAAATATCCCCCCATTTTTATAAAAATTAAAAATTTAAAAATATGCCGTGCGCACTAACACAAGGATACACTTTAGACTGTCGCGATAGTTTAGGCGGAATCGTTGAGGTGTATTTTACTGAAGCTGCAAACGTAACTTCAACAACCGAAGCAAGCGGTGTTATTACTGCTTTGACTAAGGCGACAGGAAAACGTTTTTGGAAATATGCTTTAGTAAAAGATACTTCAATGTTTAACCAAACTTTGAATGCTTCCGTTGCAAACGGAACTGTATTCTATGCACAGGAATTGCAAATTATCCTTAACAAATTACAAACTAATACACGCAACGAATTGTTGTTGTTAGCACAAAATTCTTTAGTTGCAGTTGCAAAAGATAGCAATGGAATTTTTTGGTATTTAGGAAAAACACGTGGTATCGATATGACTGCAAATGCAGCTTCAACCGGTACTGCACAGGGCGACAGAAGCGGATTCACTTTAACTTTCACGGGTTCTGAACCTGCGTTAGCGCCAAGTGTTGCTTCAAACGTTGCTTCGGCTTTAGAAACCGCAGGATAGGTTTTGTTTTTCATAGGTTTATAGGTTTGCCGCCGTTCGTTAATTCGTTCGGCGGTTTTTTTGTAAAGTTATAACTATACCCTTTCGCGTATAAATAAAGCTAAAACTTTACTTTTATATCATTTCGGGTATAAATTTTTTATACTATAATGTGTCATATATTGCACATTTTGACGTGTTTTTGTCCCTTATAAGTCAAATTGATATACAATGTGCAATAAATTGCATTTTTGGCTATTTATTTATATGATTAGGTTAACCAAAGGTCAGACGCAAAATATTATTTTAACCTTAACTGAAAAACAGTTATTAACGAACCCAAATTATTTGTTTGTTTTCACAAATAGAAGCGCAAATACGATAATAAAGTTTGTAAAATTAAACGCGACTGACATAAGCCAATATAAAGACCGTTATAATGAATTTAGCATTGTAACGAACACTAATTTTGGGTCAGCGTTAAACGGTCAATATGATTATGAAATTTACGAGCAAACAAGTACGACAAATACCAACCCAACAGGTTTAAATATGGTTGAATCGGGAATTATGGAATTAGTCGGAACGCCTTTTGAATTTACAGAATATCAAACAACAGACACTTACACAATTAGACAATAATGGATTTACGCGTATTAACATTTGCAGAAGCACGCCAACCTGAATTCAAGGAAAAAAAGGGCGAAGGATATATTCAGTACGGCGACCGCAATGATTACCCACTTTATTTGGTTGACTTATTTAATAAGTCGGCTAAACATAACGCCATTGTAAAAAGCAAGGTGCATTATATAACCGGTAACGGTTGGAAGGGCAGCGAAAGCGCTGAAACTTTCATTCAGAAAGTTAACCGAATGGAATCTTTGGACGATTTAACGCGCAAAGTTTCTTTGGACACTGAATTATTCGGCGGTTATTATTTAGAAATCATTTGGTCTGTTACAGGTCAATTGGCTGAAATATGGCATTTAGATTATACGAAGATTCGTACAAATAAAGACAATACGCAATTTTGGTATAAAGAAGAATGGTCAGATAGAAATGAAAAACATAAAGTTTATCCTGCATTCAATCCAAACAATCCAACAGGAAAACAAATTTTATACGTTAAGGAATACCGCCCAAATATGGGTATTTATAGTTTACCAACCTATTTTGGTGCGTTAAACTATATTGAATCAGATATTGAAATTTCCAAACACGTATTAGGCAACGCACAAACAGGATTCAGCGCAAGTAAATTAATTACATTGCCTAACGGCGAACCTTCTGACGAAGAAAAACGTAATATTGAAAAACGCTTTACAAATAGATTCAGCGGTTCAGACGGTAAGAAGTTTATTTTGGCTTTCGTAAACGATAGCGCAAGAAAACCAATTATTGACGATTTAGGCGCTTCAGATATTACAAAAGAAGATTTTGGACGTGTTGACACATTAATACAAACTAATATATTTTCAGGACACCAAATTACAACGCCTTCAATCTTCGGTATTGCAGAAGCGGGAAAATTAGGTTCACGTTCTGAAATGCGTGACGGTTACGAAATATTCAAAAATACTTACGTAAATAGTAAGCAAATGCACCTTGAAAGTGTATTTAATATGTTGGCTAAATACAGGGGAATTGCTGAACCTGAATTAAAGATTATCCCAACCGAACCAATTGGTTTTGAATTTACTGAAAACTTATTGAAGGAAATTGCACCGAAGGAATGGTTACTTGAAAAGGCGGGAATTGATATGACTAAATACGAAGCACCTGAAGACACAGTGCCGGTTGTACAGTCAGCGCAATTTAAAGACGATTTCAGCGTCTTTTATGAGTTCGGCGAAGCGAAGGACAGTTTCAATGTTTGGAAGCAAAAAACACGCTTTAATGACGATTCAGAATACCAAATGTTTGCAGACGTTAGCCAATTACAGGCAAATGTATTGGATTTAATGGCAAAGGATAAAAGGATTACGGCTGAAGTATTGGCTGAAACACTTGACCAAAACGTTGACACAATCAATTTGGTTATTAGTGACTTAATTGACAAAGGATTTATTGAAGTTAACGAATATGCAATAGGCGAAGGAATTGACGAAAACATAATTACTGAACACATACTTACTGCGCCATTAGGCGACATATTAATAAAGGTTCAGCCGCAAACAAAGGAATTATTAATTCGCTATTCTTACGAATGGAAAACAGGTTTTTCAAATAAGGATAAAAAAACAAGCCGTCCGTTTTGTGTTGCTTTATTAGACGCGGGAAAAATGTATTCACGTTCTGAAATTGAGCAAATAAGCGCAAGACTTGGTTATTCCGTTTGGGATAGGGCGGGCGGTTGGTACACTGTGCCTGACACAAACACGCACGAACCAAGTTGTCGCCACCAATGGGTTTCAAATATTGTAACAAGAAAATAAAATGAGCAAAAACACATTATTCATATCAGTACAGTCAATTAAGGACAGAACAGGGTTGCACGCAAACGTGGACGAAAAATTAGTTTTACCTGAAATTAAGACGGCGCAGGATATGTACATTTTACCGGCTTTGGGTTCAGCGCTTTATGCTGAATTACAAACCGCAGTTGAAGCAAACAGTTTCACGGCTTTACAGACAACATTATTGGACGATTACATTGTGGATTGTTTGATTTATTACGTTATGTCTGAATTGCCGCAGGGTTTATCATATCAGTTTTACAATAAGGGATTAATTAGAAAAACAGGCGAAAATCAAGAAAGTCCTTCAATGCAGGATATGATTGACGTTGCCAATAGATACCGCGCACGTGCGGAGTTTTATAAACAAAGACTTATTAAATATTTAAAACAAAACAATGCTTTATATCCAAATTATTTAAACTTTGGTTCGGGCATTGATTCAATCAAACCTGACAACGAAGGATATACTGTTTCAATGTGGTTGGGCGACAATGGTTGCTGCGGAGAAGATTTTGACGGGAAGCACAGAAAATCGTTTGAAGAACGTTATCAGGGAAATATCGGTTGTTGCTAAAATATGAGTAAACAAGTAAACATTAAAAACCAAAATAAGCTAAAAGTTTATTTGGCAAAAGAAAAAAAGAATGACATTAAACCAAATAGTCAAAGAACTAACAACGATAGGCAACGCCCACGAACAAATTAATTTTGTTTATTTCGGGGACGTTTGGGAACGTTTAAGCAACGGCGAAGTAACATATCCTGCAATGTTTTTTACTTTAAACAATGCAAATGTTGCGGCGAAGGAAATCGGGTATTCATTTAGTTTGTATTTTATGGACAGAATGTTAATGGAAGAAACAAACGAAACAGAAGTTTTATCAGATATGACACAGGTTGCAGCGGATATTGTGGCACAATTAAGATACCCGACAGATTATGCAAACGTAACTTGGACATTGAACCAAAATTTGCCTATTACTTTTTATACTGAAAGTGACCCCGATTTATTGGCAGGTGTGAAATTAGACGTGACGTTGACAGTACCATTTATTAACAACAGGTGTGAAGTACCTTCAAATTATACTTATTAATGGAATCAAAAAAAATTAACCAATTAGCGACAGAACTTGCGCCGGAGTTATCAGATTTAACGATTATTGGCGACCCTACAACAGGTATAAGTAAAAAAATTACGCTTTCACAAATGGCGTCTTTGTTTACAGGTACAGTTGAAGAATATGCTTCATTATCCGCATTTCCTTTGGTTGGTGTGCCTGACACAATTTATATTGCTTTAAATACTAATATTATTTATCGTTGGAATACAGGTACAAATGCTTATGTTGAATTGTCGCCTAATATTGTGACTTCATTGGTATTTAATGATTCAAACGGATTTGACGGAACGATAAATTTAGTTGGTTCAACTGCAACGCTTACAATTACGACTGCATTAACGCAAGGTTCAGTACCTTTTATTGGTGCTTCAGGTGCATTAACGCAAGACAATACAAATTTCTTTTTTGACGATACTAATAATAGATTAGGAATTAATACTAATTCGCCAACAACTGCTTTGGACGTTTTCGGTTCAGGTATTATTGGAAGAATTAATGGAACTTCAACTAATAACGCATTTTTAGGTTTTGCAAGTGCAGGTACTAACAAATGGTCAATTGGAAATGTTCAGTCTGACCATAGATTCCGTATTTATAACGAAGCTACAACAAGCGAATTAGTTTCAGTTTTACAAACAGGGGAATTTGGAATTGGTATTGCAAACCCAACAACAAAACTTCATATTGACGGCGGTGCAAGTGCTTTGATTGCTAACTTAGACGCAAACGTTTCTGTTGCAAAAAGCGTTTCATTTCGTTCAGATAATAGTGCAAGAATTAACTTAGAAGTTTCAGGCACAGAATCAGGTTCAAATGTCGGTGCGGATTTTTTTATTAGACGATACTCTGACGCAGGTGCTTTGATTGATACACCATTTACAATAAAACGTTCAACAGGCGCAATAACTTTAACAGGTTCTTTAAATGGCGCAAATGCAACTTTTTCAAGTACTTTAACTGCAACTGCCTTTATTCCTTCAGGTTCAACAGTTCCAACAAATGGAATGTATTTAAGTGCTGCAAATACTTTAAATTTTGCAACTAATACAACAAATAGAATAATTGTAACTTCTGCAGGAAATGTTGGTATTGGTGGAACACCATTTACAATTTCAGATACAAATTTAACTGTTAATGGTGCAACAGGTGCTTCAATTCAATTAGGTTTTAACGGAACAAGATATGGACAATTTTATACAGATAATGCTGAAGTAAGATTATCGTCAGTTGCTAATTTACCTTTAACATTCTATTCTAATAATTTAGAGAGAATGAGAATTACAAGCGGTGGTTTAATTGGAATTAATACAAGTATTCCAACAGGCAGACTTATGATTTATCAAGGTACTGCGGGTAATGTATTTCAAAATATAGTTTCACCACAAGGTGGAAGTACACAAGTTGGAATTAATTTTTCACCTTCAATGACAGATACTGAACTTACTTCAAATCCTGCACAGGCAAGTATTTATGCAACAGATTCAAATTTTGGTGCAAATATTATTTTTGCAACTAAGGCAACAGGTGCAGTTGGGAATTCACTTGTGGAAAGGGTAAGAATAACTTCAGCAGGAAATTTACAAATAACTGCAAGTGATAGTGCCTTATATACAAGAGCAGCAGGAAGTGGAAAGGCAATTTATTGGGATATAAGAAATTCAGCAGATTCAAGAAGGGGTTATATTGGATTTGGTGGCGACGGAAGTTCAGATTTTCAATTTAGTAATAATGAAAATGGTTCACAATCATTTATTACAAATGGAACTGAAAGAATGCGTATTACAAATGAAGGTTGGTTTAGAGCAAGTAATACAGGAACTTATATTACAGGTTCATTTCACGAATTTTCTTCAAGTTTGAATAATTCTACTTCATTTAGAATTAAAGCTACATCAAGTATATTTACAGATTATATTTTATTTGTACAAGCAGATAAAGCAAATAATAGTGACTATTCTTTTATGCAAGCAAGGTCAAGTAATACATCAGATACAGAATTTAATTTAAGGGGGGACGGGAATGCGTATGCTGACGGAAGTTGGAATGGTGGCGGAGCTGACTATGCAGAATTTTTTGAATGGTTAGACGGAAATCCAAATAATGAAGATAGACGCGGTTATTCAGTTTCTTTGGTTGGCAATAAAATAAAAATTGCACAAAAAGGCGAAACAATAATTGGTGTAATTTCAGGCAATCCTTCTGTTATAGGGGATTCAGCTTGGAATATGTGGACAGAAAAATATTTAAGAGATGATTTTGGAACTTATATTAGAGATGAAGAAGGTTTTAGAATTTTAAACCCAAATTACAATCCTGACATTGATTATATTTCAAGAGAAGAACGACCTGAATGGGGAATTGTAGGTTTAATGGGAAAACTTTGCATAAGAAAAGGACAGGAAATTATGCCTAATTGGATTAAAATGCAGGATATTTCTGACAATGTTGAACAATGGTTAATCAAATAATATGACAATATTTTTATCAATAGTATTTTTAGTTCACTTAATTAGTTGGGTTTTATATCAAAAATTCCAATTTAAAGAACGCGACCTTTATTCAACTGATTCGCATAATGCCTACGAAGCAAACAAAAAATGGCATTTTTGGAAGGGAATAAACCATTTGTCAGTATATGTTTTGGTTTGGTCGCTTTATGGTTTTTGGTCAATGCTATTATTTGCAACTTCTTTTTGGTTTGGCTTTGATATTCTTTGCAATGTTATTGTTCTAAAAAGACCTGCGTTTTATGTTGGCGTAACGGCTGACACGGATAAATTTATTCGCAAGGTTGCAGAATTTATAAAAATTAAACCTGAATATGCTTCGGCATTAATAAAAATAGTAATTTTACTAATATTATTCATTTTAAAATAAACTTTATGATTACATTAAACGAACAACAAGTTGCAGAATTAAACAATTTTATTCAAGACCAATTGCCAACAAAATACGGTATTGTCTTATTACAATGGTTTAAGCAAATTCAAGACGAACAAAATAAAACAGAAGAAAAAGAAGATTAAATGACACACCATAGCAGTCAAGCCGACATTGGCACAGGAATAAGCGTATTAAGCGCAATCGTTAGTATTTCAACAATTCAACCGATAGTTACATTAATTGCCGGTTTGATTGCTATTGTTTCAGGTATAATGGCAATACGCTATTATTACAACGCAACCAAAAAAGTAAAAAATGATTAAGAATTTAGTAATTGCAGTCTTATTGATTGTCGTTGCTTTATTTTTATTTTCAGACCCTTCATACAATGGCGGTTCTGTGACCATTGTGCGCGACACAGTTTACCAACAGAAAACTTTTACCAAGTACAAAAAAGGAAATGATATACAATCATATATCATTGTGACCGATTCAGTACAGATTCCAATTCACGATACGGTTGAAGTTTTAACCGATTATATGCGCAAATATGCGTATTCAGATACTATTAAAATTGATACGAATAATGTCGTATTCATTCACGACACAGTTACCCAAAATAAGATTGTCGGACGTTCGGTTGGGTTAAATATCCAAGAAAAAACTATATATATTACAAAGACAATAACACCAAAAGATAAAACTGCGGTTTATTTTGGCTTTTTAACCGATTTAAGACAGGAAAACAAACAATTGGGTGTTGGTGTTGGCTTGGCAATTAAAACGCCTAAAAAAGGGGTTATAACGCTAAACGCTACGACTAACAGTTATTCTTTGGGATATTATTTAAAATTCTAATATGTCAAATTATTCTGAAACGTTTTTAAGTAAGCTAAAAGAACAGTCGTTTACGATTTTAATTTTGGTCGGAATAATGTATTATCAAAATTCTTTGTTCACTTCACAAATGAGTGAATACAAACAAATGATAAAAGCAAAAGAAGATTTGATTTTAAAATTGACTGAAGAAGAACGCCAAAGATTAATTGACAGGGAAAAATATTTAATCGGGCAAAGGGACGAATTCATACAAGACTTAAAAGCTAAAAACTAATATGCGTCAATTTTTTACAGAAAACAACGACCGATTAAGTATGAAACGCCTTTGCGGCTTTATTTGTACAGTTACCCTTTGCGGAAAATTAATACATACACCAACAGAATCATTGGTTTATTTGGTTGGCGGTTTGGCTGCGGCTGCGTTAGGATTTACAACGGCTGAAAAAATATTTAAAAAAGATAAAACTGAAACAAATGAAGCTTAGTGAACATTTGGATTTGTCCGAAGTAATAAGAAGCGAAAGCGCTAAACGAAACGGTATTTCAAATATGCCAACAGAAGCGCATATTGCTAATTTTAAATTATTGGCTGAAAAAGTATTTGAACCAATACGCAATTATTTTCGTTGCCCTATTCACATTTCAAGTGGTTACAGAAGCGCAGAATTAAATAAAAAGATTGGCGGCGCAGCAACAAGTCAACATTGCAGCGGCGAAGCAATTGACTTGGATATGGACGGAACGCCAAACGGTGTAACAAACAAAATGATTTTTGACTATATTTACAAAAACTTAGACTTTGACCAATTGATTTGGGAATTCGGGACAAACGAAAACCCCGATTGGGTTCACGTAAGCTACGAAAGTACAGGCAAACAAAGAAAACAAGTTTTAAAAGCATATAAAGAAAACGGCAAAACACACTACAAACCATACTAAATGACAAATTCAAACCTAAAAACAAAACGCCGAAGATTATTTTTTGATATTGAAACTTCGCCTAACATTGGTTTGTTTTGGGAAGCCGGATATAAAAAGAATATTGATTATTCAAACATAATTCAAGAACGTGCAATTATCTGTATCTGTTATAAGTGGGAAGATGAAAAAGAAGTTTACGCTTTACATTGGGACGCTAAACAAAACGACAAAAAAATGCTTCAACAGTTTATTGAAGTTGCAAATGTCGCTAACGAATTGGTGGGTCACAATGGGGACAAATTTGACTTGGCTTGGATTAGAACAAGGTGTTTGTTTCACGGTATTGAAATGTTCCCAAAATATACAACTATTGATACTTTAAAGGTTGCCCGTCAAAAGTTTAGATTTAATTCTAACAGGTTGAATTACATTGCGGATTATTTGGGTTTGGGTCAAAAGATTAAGACCGAATTCAATCTTTGGAAGGACATTCTTTTACATAAAGACAAGGACGCAATGGAAGCAATGTTGAAATATTGCAAAAAGGACGTTGTTTTACTTGAAAAAGTTTTCAAACATTTAAACACACATATTGAACCAAAGACGCATTATGGCGTTATATTTGGCGAAGACAGGGGTTCGTGTCCTGAATGTGGGTCAGACGATTTAATTAAAAATAATAAAGTCGTGACGGCAACAGGTTTGACACGTATTCAGTATAAATGCAAAACTTGTAATAAATATCATTCTAAAACGGATAAATAAAATGAGCAAAATCCTATATAATATTATTGACGATTTGTTGGCGCGTGAAGACAAAGGAATTAAGGAATACGGTACAACAATGGACAGAACCGATTTGACTGAAATTGATTGGTTACAACACGCCTACGAAGAATCTTTGGATTTAAGCATATACTTGAAAAAACTTATAAATATTAAAAAAAATGAAAATGCCAAAAGGTTTTAATAAATGGACGCTTCAGCAACAGGAAGACTTTTTTTCTAAAAAGCTTCAGGAATTATACGCTATTGAACAGGACATAAGAAGAACGTTGGCAAAGATTCGCGGCGGCAACAGAATGGAGTTTAAAGAAGTTGAACGTCCTGACGAAGCCGAACTAAAAGGTTTATAATGGAAGAACAGAAACCACATACAGAACCGGAAGTTACCGAAGAAGGTATTGAGTGGGAAGAAGCCGAAACCACAACGCGCAGCGACTTAATTTCCTGCGCGTATTATGCTTATAGTGCAGTTGAAGATATTGATTTGACTTTGGTTTCAAAGATTGAAGCCAATAAAATACGTCGTATTAAAAGACAATCCATTGACATTATTGCCGAAGTTATTGGCGAAATGCACGCCGAAATTTTTGATTTAGGCGAAGAAGACTAAAATTTTTAGTAACTAATTTATTTAGCAATTACCGTTCATCATTTTATTTGACCGTTCGTCACTTTTTATTTGGTGGTTATGTGTATAACCTGTATATTTGTTGTATAATAGTTATTTATTCATTCAAAACCAACACAAATGAAAAAGACAACAACAAGTTTCGCAAAAACTAAAAAAATTTGGAATCAACAACCATTTCTTGAAAAACTTTTGTTCTTAATGAACCAATTTAAAATTTCAGAAGATGAAGCTGAAGTGTTAGCAAAAAAAGAATTTGATAAAATAGCGATTGCTTACAAATATCAAATTTATTTATTTTTAAACTAAAAAAATTCAGGGGTGCGACTGACCAACGCACAAACTTATGACAATAACAAACGAAACAATTGGCGAATTGTATTTAAAAAACGCAGTTAAAGCCGCAGATTATGCAGGCGCTTTGGGATTCAGTCGCGGAACTTTAAACCTTATTTTGAATTATGTTAGGGAAGGAAATTTAAACCGCATTGAAGAACTAACACACGAAGCATTGGAAGAAATTGAAAACGTATTCATCAAACATCAAATAAATTAAAATGAATCAGTTAGCAAAATTAGAAAACTTGCGCGACAATGTTCGTTATTGGGAATGGCTTTTTGATATTAGCGACAAGTCAAACGCACGTCAAAGATTAGAAGGTTTAAAAATTGCACGTCAGCATTTAAAAAACCACAAAGCAAAATATTTCCCGCACCTATTGCAACAACCTAAAAACAATTTTCCAAAAGTTCCGTTTATTCCAATGTCAGATTGGACAGAAAAATTTGAAGAATACGGCGATATGTATTAAATTTATAAACCTAAAAAAACCTATATGAAATTAGTAAAAATTCAATCAGAATTAAAAGCGCCCAAAGGGCAGGTAAACAAATTCGGCAATTACAGATACCGCAGCGCCGAAGATATTATTGAAGCTGCGAAACCAATTCTTCACAAATACAATTGTGCTTTGCTTATTAGTGACGAAATCGTGCAAGTATCTGACCGCGTTTATGTCAAAGCAACTGCAATGCTAATTGACGAAGAAAACGAAGAACTGCCAATTCGTGTTCACGGTTGGGCGCGTGAAGAAGAAGTAAAGAAAGGAATGGACGCCGCACAAATTACGGGTTCAGCTTCTTCGTATGCCCGCAAATATGCTTTGAATGGTTTATTTGCAATTGATGATACCAAAGACGCAGACGCAACAAACGAACACAAAGACGAAGTTGGAAATGACAAACGTTTATATTTATTGACTTTATTGGAATCCACAACCTACGACGAACAGGCAAAAGAAAAATTAGCAGTTCGTATTGAAGCAATCACAACGCAAGAATCATACGATAAAGCTTTGACAAACCTTCAGTCAAACCAAATTGAAGACAAAGACCGTATTGCAATGGGTTTGAATTACAACCAAAACGATATTAAGAAAACAACAAAAAGAAAATAATGCGCGAATATACAATTGAAGAATTAACGAATAAAGCGGAACGAATGTTAGATTTTTTACAGAAACCGCTTCCAAAAAATGACACGCCTGATTATCACGATTTATTAATTAAACGTTTAGACACTTTAAATGTGGCAATGACACAGTCAGGCGAATATAGAACCGCCGCAGAATATAAGATTGAATGCGTAATTGACGGCGAAATAGGCGACAAAATTGGGGAAATAATGGACGGTAAACTTGCAACGTCAACTGTCAATATGTGGATTAAAAGCAAGGCGCGCGAATGGTCACGTTTACGCAATGCGTTTGACAGAATTAACGCTTCTTCAGTCCACCAAATAGACGCCATTCGTTCAATTCTTAGTTGGGAAAAAGCAAAAATAAACCTATAATATGAAACAAGAAACCTACCAAGACTTAGAAAACGGAATGCAAAAATTGCTTCCAATGGAAAGACAAATGTTATTAGCTGAAGTTTACCATTATTGTTGGTATTCGCCCGAAGCTTACAACGAATTAAAGGCATTCCTTCAGAAATGGGAAGAAGGTTGTCAGGTAAAAGCAGTATTTTTTAAACCGGAATCAGAAGATTCCACAAACCAAATATAATGTCAGAAGTAAAAAAAGAATCAATTGGCGCTTGGAAGCGTACAACGCCAAAAGGCGAAGTAATCAATTTCACAATTAACGGTCAGCGTTACAATATGTGGGTAAACCAATATAAAGACAAACCTGCGCACCCTGACTTCAAAATTTATGAAGACAATTACGTTGCACCAACAGAACCAAAACCACAATCAAAACAAGAATTTAAACCATTGTCAGACGACGATTTATTTTAATTATGAACCAAGAACTACGAAACGAATTAGTGCAATGTTATAAGAATAATTTGCAAAATTTACGAATACTTCACAGGACGTTAGTAAATGCCAAAATTATAACAGAAGATTTTGCAGTTAGTTCAGGAATCACAGACATAAAGCCAAACAGATTGGTTGAATTAGTACAGGACGTTTTTGAAACCGACATTGTCGCAAAGAACAGAAAACAATCAACCATATTTGCCCGTAAAGCTGCGGCGTACATTTTAAGAAAATACACTCAATTATCTTTAAATGAAATTGCACCTTTAATTGGGGTTGGCGACCATACAACAGTTATTTACAATATTCAAACCGCTTCGGATTTAATGGACACCGAAGATTGGTACAGAGAAAAATTAATGCAAATTGAAGAAGATATTGAAAATTATAATAACTTTGTAAAGAAATAAATAAAAGCGTTATGGTACAACGCAGTTGAAAATATATTGGGTCAACGGATTCACGGCAAGTACCATTTGCCGAAGTCCCGCGACCCTTTTTTAATTTATGGCTATATTTAGAAAAATACACGTCAGCTTTTGGAAGGACGAATTCATTGAAAGTCTGACCCCTGAACAGAAGTTTTTTTATCTGTATTTAATGACTAATGACCGTACAACACAATGCGGTATTTATGAAATTACAATAAAACAAATGTGTTATGACACGGGTTATAACGAAGACACAATCAAAAAACTAATTGAATTTTTTACGAAATGCGGAAAAATTCGTTATTCTTTGGTAACTAAGGAAATGGCAATGAAGAATTGGGCAAAATACAATGATTCAACTTCGCCAAAGGTAAAATCGTGTATTACAAAGGAACTTTTAAAGGTAAAAGATACAGTATTGATACAGTATGCATACAGTATGGATACACATACGCAAGAAGAAGAAGAACAAGAAGAAGAAGAAGAACAAGAA